TTCCGCCATACCCGAAGCCTCTTCAGCGCGGATGTCAAAGAGTGTAGCGTCCTGGACGAGCTTGGCGCCGCTGACCTCGAAGACCGGTTGTGGTTGCACGCGCTGGATCCGCACAGGATAACCGGGACCCTGACCCCCGATACGCCAGAACCCAGACCGGGCCAGATTATTGTCCGTAAAAAGACTCCCGAGTGCAGTTTCGAAAACCGTCATTGCCGACGCTCCTGCAGGCGACCATCGATCCGCCGCAGTAGTTCGAGTTGCGCGTTTGCGCGCTCCTCTATCCGCGCCAAGCGTTCGACAATGGCGGAAATCGCCCGCTGGTCCTCATCGAGACGCTGCTCGACGCGCGCCAGTCGCTGCTCCTTTACGGTGAGGCGGGATTCGACCGACGAAAACCACCAAACGAAACCGCCGAACTGCACAAGCAGCGTGGTGATGAGCGCGAGCGGAATACGGCGGTCGATGGTCCAATGCACCTCCGGAGGATCACCTTCTTCAGGGGGTGCCATGATCGTAGGTCGTCGCGCTCACTCAGTAGCTGCCGTTTAGCCGCAAGCGGCCAATGGTCTCGCTTGCCGCATTGCCGACAGCCTCGACCGCTACGCCTATAGCAGTATTGCCGGTGGCCGTTTTAGTAGCCTCTTTGGCCGTATTATCCCAATAAACTTTATCACCAACGGCCCATGCCTGCGATGCTGCTTTCTTCAGATCAAAGACACCTACTAGGGAGGCCTCGACGGTCTCGCCAATCGCGCTGTTTGCGCTGGCTACACCGAAAATCGCGCCAACAAGCAGGCCATCGCCCGATGATACGGCATAAGGTGCTGGCAGCGTAATCGTCTTACCCGGTTGTATATAGTTCTTCATCGAAAATTCCTTTCAAAAAGAGAAAGGGCGGCCTCAAGCCGCCCAATTCAGTGAAATCATTTGGTGTTTTGGGTTTTACGCCCCGGGATTTTTGTAAAGGCCGCGCCAATCTATTGCCTTGGCCCCAAAATCAAGGCGGCATTTGATTTCAACGCCATCGACATCAAACCCATTGCGCGTTTCGATGTAGGCGCCCTGCTGTCCCTCTAGATAAGCATATTCGAGCGTATCAATCTGGGCAGGGCTGGCGGTCAAAAACCAGCCGGTTTGGCTGACGGTATCCAGGCGTGGCTCTGCAATTACGGCGAGGCTACGAATGGATTGCGGTACTACGTCTGCCGTTTTTGTCGGTGTGAGATTTTGCGCAAGTAACTGCTCGGCGGCTAATTCAAGGGATACCGGCACCAAGAGATAAGTCGGACGAATATTCAGAACCGTCTTCTTGTCGATCCCGGTCTGCTTTGCCATGGAAGCGCGCGCCTCTCCAATACTGGCGGTGGAAAGCGCAGAACCACTTGAGGCTAGATTTTTGTGCGTGGCATGAAAGAGAGCAACCCCATCGCCCATGGCTGCATTGGCGGTCAAAATCGCCCAAACAACATCACTTTCAAGTGTGGCGATGGCAGTACCATACATGGCTGGAAGCCTCGTGAAGGCGTCCAGGTCGTCATTGATGATTGTCTGCCGGGTGATGCCAACAACGCGGCCATAAGTTTCAACTCGATAACGTTCGCGGGCTTCCCCTATGGTTCCACGTTTGAATTCGCCTGCCTCATTTACCTTTTGTAGCTGGGGCGCTTCTCCAAGCTGAACCCGGGTGATATCCCGGAAATCTGCGGCCTGAACCTGCCGACAGAAGGGCTTGAATGTCTGCGGATAAGCTTCATAGGCTTGACGAAGCGTCTTGTTCGTCACTGCTGCGAGAATTTCCGGAAAATCAGAAGTTGAATGTAGGGCCCGGGTTGCGATCTCATCACGAGACATGCCGCGTACATTGACCCCTGCCGAGGCAAGAAATTCACGCGATAATTCGAGCAAGGTCATACCGCGATAGTCACGCGCAGGATCATTCAGCGGGAATAGGGTGGGGCTATATCGATGGAGCAACGCGCTCGTTACCGCCTCGCGGCGGGTCTGGCGTTCATCCAGCCCTCCAAGTGGGGTTGAGACTTGCGCAAATGTACGTTTTTGCTCTGCGTCTTCGGCAACTTTATCGAGAATGATGCGCCGCGCCTCATCAAGAAGGACGCCTTTTGTGATCAAATCTTCAGCCATGCCGCGTTCAAGGCCAAGGCGGCCTGAGAGATCGTAGATAGTGGCGACCCTTTCGCGCTCGGCTGTCTGGGCCTGCGCGATGAGGGTTTGTGTGTCGGGTGCAGTTTCCATTGCGCGTACGATGGGCTCAGGCGCGGGTTGCTCAGCCGTCGTGATGGTTGGGGTCTCTTCCATGGAAATCCTCTCAGGGATGGAGGCGTCGTCCCGGTCCACGACGCAAGGGCTCAGCGGGTCAACCGAACGGAAGCCGGCCGCCGGATCGGCCCCGACCGGGACCGCGGAAATTTCAAAGGGTGTCCAATCAATCGCCCGCCAGATTTCTGGGGCATTGGGAGGGCGGGTCACATCAAAGCGATGGACCTGGTATCCGATTGATACAGCGCGCAGATGCCCTGCCCGGACGTCCGCCCAGATAGGTTCAACGTCGTCACGCTCGCTGAAACGAACACGCGCGATGCCACGCCCCTGATCGATCCTGGCGGTACCGGGCACGACCGAACCAATAACAGCGTCTAACGTACGTGTGTCATGTACCTTGAGCAGCGGACCGCCAGCATTTAGCCGGTCGAGCCGTACGTTCGTGGGCTCCATGCTAAGTTCTTCATCGAAGGGCTCGCCAAAGAGCGGCTGCCTTCTGACCCTTGCGCCTGTCGACCAGACAACTTCGATCGAGCGGTCCTGCTCATCGATGGTCGCGGGCAACAGGTCTGCTGCCCGGCGTAAAGCCGGCAGTTCAATGGTTCCGTGCATCTTGGAATTTGCCTCTTGTAGAATCCTATGGATTGGGCCTTGTTAGATTTACAAAGGAGAGGCCCATGGCATCCTCAAACAAGCGTTCAAAGGGTTGTGGACCCGTCAGGGAACGTGTCGGCGCGTACCGCGATCGGCTGCGTGCTCAGGGGCTTCGGCCGATCCAAATCTGGGTCCCGGATACTCGTGCGCCTGGCTTTGCAGATGAAGCGCGCCGGCAATGCCTTCTGGCCAATGCGAGCCCGCACGCAGAGAGCGATCAGGCCTTCATTGAATCAATTTTCTAAAGACAAAGCTTGGAGGCCGGATTGGACAACTCGCCGCCGCCGATGTCGTGCGCGTCTATCGCGTATTGATCGTTTTCCTTGGTCTTGCCGACTGACCGTTACTATTCTTGGAACGCCGCGGGCGATTGCATGACGCCGGTCTTGGTGACGCGGCGTGGATCGCTGTCGAGAATGAGCTCAAGGCTATCGATCTTGGCGTTCATGGAGGCGATCTCAGCTAGTACTGCGTCAGGGTTGTGGCCTTGCCGTGCGATCGCTTGAGCCAGCGTCATGGTGCCAGACCGCATGGCGAGTAGGTCCGCCATGGCGTCTTTCAGCGGATCGACCGCTTCGAAGCGCGGTGGTGACCATTCGACCGGGATGCGGGGTTGCGCCAGCTTACCTGCCGCCCAGGCTTGCTCGGTGAACCAGTTCCATGTGGGTTGGCAGAGCATTGGGATGATGATCTGCCATTGCACTGCATCGATCAGACGGCGGAACTCTACGAGCCCAGCCCGAATGGATGAATAATTGACCTGGCTGAGGTCGCCAGTGAGCAGTTCGTAGGGCATGCGAAAGCCTGCCGCCACGATATGCAGCTGCGCCTGGAGCCATTCTGCTACCCCGGCTGTGGTCGCCGGTTGATTGAAGCGAATGTCCTTGCCGCCGCGCGCATAGGCGATCAGGCCAGGCTCGAACTGCTCTACACGGTTGCCGTCCGCATCGACGACTGAGGGCGCGATGCCCTGTTCGGTTTCATCGGCGCCCAGCACGATGCCTACCACGCAGGCCTCGGTCTTCTTGCGAACCAGTTCAGCCTGCGTCCAGTCATCGAGATCGCGTAACGCGCGCATGACGGGGGTTCCCCAAGGAACCCCCCGCACCTGCGTCCGCTGCTTCTCGTAGAGGTGCAAAATATCGCTTGCCGGGATCGCCAGGCTCTCGATGCGCCGCTTGAGGCTCACAGAATTATCGCCAGGGTGCTGCGCGAACAGCCAATAAGCCCGCCTTCGTCCTATGGGATCGAACTCGACGCCCTGAACGA